TTTGTCTTGAGTTTCTGGAGATTGCTGGACGATTGTCAATATAGACAATATCTCCCGACCCTTTATTTATCTCAGGACTGGCAATCCCCTTTACGATTTGAGTGCCAATTGAAATAAGTTTTGTTCCTGATGGGTTTGTGGTGACACCTGTAAATCCAGTATCAATAGAACCCGAGAAACCTCCAGTGGTAGTAACTGCGTTTGTATTTGAAGCAAACTCATACAGTTTACCGTTGGTGGAAACACCAACATAATCTGTTTGATCAAATGTAGTTTGATTCAAGAAAGCATTTCTATCTTGGAAATACTTCAATACTTTAGTTTCATTATCAAAGGAAGCAACAAAACCAACTGCTTTTCCACCTGTAACACTTTGACTGATTTTATCGCCAACAGATACTGTTCCAGTAACTGACGTAAACTTAAGTGCTCCTAATGATGAGAACTGATTTTCATCAAATATGGTTGTAGATCCAATAGAAGTTGGATTTTTAATAATACCAATTTGTGCGAAAGTCACATCAGTTGGGAAATCTCTAGTAGAATCATCAAATCTTGCGTAAACAAGAACCTTATCTGCACCAAGTTCTTTATAAAGATCATGTCCATGACCTTTTGATGGTGGAATGATTGGAATCAGTTTTGCTTTAGTACTAGAGTTAGAATTAATAGATCCAAGATCAACAATTCCGTAAGTATAATTTTTTCCACCAGAGGAAACTACAGTATTTGTAATTTTACCGTTGACATCTACATCAACGATAACTTTACCGCCAGTTCCGTCACCCAAAATATTAACTTCATGAGACCCCTGAGAATATCCCAATCCCTGCTTGTCAATATATACTTTCTTAATCTGATTCTCATTAGTATCAGAATCACCATTATTTCTAACAGCGACTATCTGAGCGTCTGTTGATGTAGACCAATTATTAGGAAGTGAAATATACTCAGTAGAATCAAACTTGATAATATCACTTGGAGACACTGTAAAAAGATATTTCCAAACATACCCATCTCCACTTACACCTGCCTTTGATGGTTCAAGGTCAGTAAAAGTGGGTTCATCAAGCGAAGCATTTCCTGTCGTACTAATTCCAGATGAACCATTATCAATAACAGTATATACTTTGAACTCACTATTCATTACATAGTAGTTCGCATCATAAAGTCTTGCAGACTTTGTGGTAGGGGAAAGATTCTTGAGACTGTAGTCATGACGATACATCTCATATTTTGTACCTCTAGTCCAATCAACTCTCCTTACTAGTCTTCTGACATTAGCAGAGGAAACTTTTTTACCAAAGGAAATATTGTCACCAATAAAATTGGAATAATCAATACTATCAGTAGGACTAGGAGTATTTGTGTCCCAGTCTGTAGTTCTTCCAAATCCTACTATGGAAGGATTGGATAAACCAACAAAAACATAGTAAGAGTTTGCAGAACTAGTGACGGAATCTACAAAATTTCCCGCATTTAATATTCTAAACTGATCGGTTACAATTGCCGCCATTGTTGCTAGCTTTTTTCTATATTTATAACTATCCCAGGTCCTTTCTGAGAGATCCATTGTCTCTCAGACCGAATCCCCGTCTTTGGATAGTGGGGAATGTTGATAATCCAGCATCAACTCTCAAACCAGTAACACCGATAGCGATTGGAGACGACGCTCTGGTAAATCCAGAAAGTCTACCCCAGGATAGTATTCCTCTTGGATCAGTCAAACTACCTGTGGTGGTAAGACCTGTATGTGTAGTAGTAGAAAGAATGTTACAAGTAGCAACTCCTGTTGTTGCAGTTGTGTGGAGGTCATTTATGATATAAACGTTGTCAAGGAATGTTGTTCCAATAGCAACGATTGAATTATCAGAACCGTTGATAGATCTGACACCATCACCAACACTTGTATTCTTGACAAAGATTGGATAACCTTCTTGAAGTCCTGCAGTGCTAGATGCTGTAAAACTGAACGCGAGAGCAAGAGAATTTCCGTTAGTTCCAACTGCTGTAGCAATACCGGTGATTGTTGCTGCAAAACCAGCAACAGCGGTAATTCCAGTTAAACTTTCAACAGAAAGTGCTGGTGTGGAAACCAGAACTTGTGGTGGTGCTGTACGAGTATAACCAAAACCAGCGTTAGTGACTGATGCTGAATTAATAAAGTCATTCACGATAGCAACTGTACCTGTAGCAGTTGTACCAACACCAACACCTATTGCTTTAGGTGCTGAGATCTTAACAGTTGCGGAACCAGAATATCCAGCGCCACCCTCAGTAACATCCAAGGAACTAATCGTTCCTGTAGAAGAGACAACTGCAGTTACAGCAGCAGATACATGTTCAGTTGATGTATTTACAAGTAATCCATCAACACTAGTAATGTTAATAGAAGATTCATTTTCCTCATAGTTAAAGAATTGTGCATCATCAACAAATATTTCAGTTGCAGATGCAGAAATGTCTCCAATAACTCTTGCGGTAGGATAAACCTGACCTTCAATAGAATCTCTAGACTTATGAACAAGTTCACCACCAAGTCTTTGATCTACTTTCTTCTTAATCCAACTAAGTGGTTTAAAGTTAGTGTCATCAATACCAAGACCCGCGTAGATATTAGTTTCAACTTTATCAGAGTTATTGATGTTGTAAACTGTTCTAGGATCTTGTGCAAGACTTGTGTTCGTCTTTTGCATTTGAAGAATATCACCAGTTTCAACTGAGGCATTCACATCTACACTGACACTATCAGTTCCTCTTGTTCCTCTGTAGAAGAATATATCAACATTATCATTTGAAGTTGGTGCAGTTGTAAATACAATTGATGTACCACCAGAGAATTGGTAGTGAACATTTGGTTGCTGTATAACGCCATTTACATAGATAAGAAGAACTGCTTCAAGATCAATCGCTGAAGAATCAATATTATTTTTATCAACTTCAAAACTTAAAAGTTCTCCTTTATAATTTAATGGGAACCTAGTGCGAGATCCATCAATAAGGTCAGAGATAGAGTCGATAAAGTCAAGTTCACCAAACTGCCAAGCAGCAAATTTATCATTAAAGATATTCAAAACTTCAAACTCTGGTTCATTAACCATAGCAGGAAGACCCTTGGCAGTTACAAGACCAACTGCTTTGAACTTATCACCAATTCTAAATCCATATCCATTTCTAACAATCTTGAAGTTCTTAACCTCAAAGAGAGTAGATCCAATTCCAACCGCAGTGATTGCAGCACCAACTTCAACATTGAGTAGAAGACCACTACCAGTATCAGTAGTAGCACCCAAACCAAGACGAGAAACACCAGTGATAGGAAGATTTTCGTAAGAAGGTGAAGGAATATTAATTGTTGGATTGTAACTATATCCCGAACCTCCATTAGTTACATTGAATGCAAGAGATCCACCAGCGCCAACTGTAACTGTGACGGCAGCAGCACTACCATTATGATTTGGATCAGTGATTCCAATAGCAACAGATCCACGGTATCCAGAACCAAGCATGTCAGTAGCACCAGCTCCAATAGACTGAATTACCCCACCAGAAACAAATGCTGTCACAGAGGCACCAACAAGAGGAGCAATTCCAAGACCCTGGGTAGATCCAAGGGAAACAATCATTCCACCTCTTGGAAGTTGATTCTTGTTAACGTCAGTATCAGAAATTACAAGGTCATCATTTGAATCTGTTATACCAGTGAACACTACGTTTGAAACGCTACCATCTTCTGTGAAACTATAGTTACCTCCAGCGTTATTGTCAGTAGTTGGAGTTTGGAACATATTGTTTATAAAGACCAAACCACTACCAGTTTCAATACCTGTTGTGTTGGCACCACCAACAGTTAAGCGATAAGTTGCACCAATACCAGTGAATTGTCTGGTGATATCATCATAAATTTGATTTGTTGCATAATCATTTCTCAGATAAACTCTACCATTAAAAGTAGACTTATGATATGGAATATTGCTATTATCAACTAGTTCTTGAGTATTGCCTCTAGGTGCTTCAGTAAAGTGAATCTTACTTCTAGTCATATTGTAAGAACCTTGGAACACTCTGATGGTAGATCCATCAGTATGTGTAGTTGCTAAAGTTCCAACAAATCCCCTCTCAGTCTTAACAACGTTGAAAGAACCTGTTCCTGTGATGGGTCCGATAGTTGTAGTTCCAAGACCAACAGCATTAACCTTGACAAACTCATCATCAACCTTCAGAACGTCTCCTGGAAGAATAGAAGAAATACCAGAAATACCGAAGTATGTTGCACCAACAGAGATAGATCCACCGTTGTTGTTAAGAGTATAGTTGATTGAAGTAAATGCTAGAGGAGATCTTGAGACGCCATCAATAGTAATCAAAGATTTCTCAAGTTTCTTCACCATTTCAAGAGTATGTCCATTTCCACTTCCTGCAGAATTGAATGTGACTGCTGCACCAGTTTTGCTAGTAGCGAGTTTAAACTCATTATTATTTGTCTTGATAGCGTAAACTGTGGAAGGAAGAATATTTCCATCAGACATAACCATAGAGGTATGAGCACCACCAATAAAAGTAGACCTTGGGGTGTATGTTAGTTTTTCACGATCACTGAAGAAGTGATCAGCAATTGTGAATACACCTGTTCCAAGATTGACTACGGTAGAAATACCAGGATTAAATTCTTTTTCAAATACTGGTACGCGGTTGTGCTTAACATCAAAGTCAACTTTGTTAGTTCTATCGCCATTAATAGAATTAAACTCTGCAGTTTTCAGTTGCTCATTCACAGATCCATAAGTCAGTGTTGCAGGGACATTATTTAAATCTTTCTCAGTTTGAATTATTTCACTGTAAATTTGAACAGTAATGTCATCGCTAATATTAGCATCTGGATGGAATATCAATACAAAGTTACTGCCGTTGATATCTGCACCAAATGTACCAATACCCATCGTACTACCGATAGAAAGGTGTGGATACTGTACCGTAAAGGCATTTGTATCATTATGATTAAACAATACTTGATGTAATGCAGAGGTGTTACCGTAAGAAACTTTTGCAGTAGATTTAACTGTGGTTACATCGGATTTATCATAAGTCAATACTGTTGAAATTCCAGTTCCTGAGAATGTAGAGAATTTGGTTTCAAGACGACCTTCTCTTACAGAACTATCTGGTTGACCGGTTGCTTTGAAAATATGTGTACCAATTCCAGCACCGACTGTGTTGAAACCAACAATTCTAGAGCGAACAAGAACATTATTAGACTCGGTATTTTCAAAATTCAACTTAAGAACACCAGATGCAATATTACTGGTGAAAGTTCCAATAAACTTGGATGAAGTTCCAAATTTGCTATTATCAAAGAAGAAATCCGATCTATAAGTATCAGTTCCATCATGATCAACAAACATATCGACAACTGTCTTATCATTAGTAACAGTGTCAAGAAGTTCAATATTTGCAAATAATGACTCAGTTCCACTTGAAGAACCTTCAAAAACTAATCCGGTAGATCCAACACCAACAGAAACATTATTTCCAATCAGATTAACAAATCCAATAGATTGTGTTCCAATACCTGCAAGAGTACTGTTAAAATTATTTTTTATAAATTTGACATCTAGATCGTCATTAAAAGGATCGTCTGGTGTAAGTCTCAGTGAAACATTATCAAAATTATCCTTGAACGCTTGAATATCTGCAAGGTCATCTTTCGTATTATGAACAGATGCTCTCTCAACAGTGATTAAATCATCGTCTTTTGTATTAACAACAATCAATTCAGTTGCTTGAAGATCTTTGCTATTCGGTTTGATCATTTGAACCAAATATCTACTGTATCCATCATTAGCAATAAACTTATCAATATCGCGATACAGGGTCGTATTAGCATTCTCTTGATTAGAGAATTGATTATTGAAGTTATCAATTGTCAGAACTCTATTTGTCCTACATTCAATATAATCGGAAAGTCTCTTATTTTGGAATTTGATGAACTTTGATTTGTTGTTCGAAGTATCAACATCAATACCAAAATCAAAGAAGTTGATTGCATCAACTCTCATCGTGGTTCCATTTGCATTTAGATTAATAATGTCAATCAGAGCACTGCTATTTGCAGATGTACTTGCTGCAGAGATTTTTCCTTCTGATGTGATTCCAGTATCAGCAAAGTTTTTCAGTCCAGAAGAGTGAATTACTCTATTAACGGGATTTATCCAGTTCTCAAATTCTATTGGACTCTTTATACTATATGAAAGATTCTGATAATAATCATTGTCTGCTATTACTTGGAAATCTTCATTTAATTTACCAGTATCATTTGACCATCCATTATCCGTATCAAGGGAATAATCAACTTCAAAAACACCCGTGTTTTCATCAATTTTGTTGATGGTCGCTAAAGTTCCAGAATTCTTGCCAAGAATAACATCATTTTCAGAAAGTTCATATGTTCCATAAACCTTAATTGCATCATTAAGATTATTAGTGATAATCAAATCTACTTCAGTATAAGTATTTCCAGACTTAATGAAGATAGATTCTCCAACAATAAACTCTAAAGGACTTTGTTTAACAGTAAACGTTGGATAATTGTTTTTATTAACAAGAGTTGCAAAAGTACTCTGACCATCAGTTTGAGCAACACCAGCGTTAGTTGCATAAGGGGAAATATCAAACTCAACCTCTGCAGGATTAGTGTTCCTATATGCGGTCACTTTGAAGAAATTATAAGAATAGTCTTGAGAATTAAATCCTGTGCCTGTAGTAGATGCTAAAGAAATGTTCTCAGCATATACAAAGTCATTTACAGCAAATGGTACTGTATCTGCAGTGAATCCAAGAGTTGGAGTTGCAAGAACACAAGTCACGACACCTGCAGGTGAAGAGAAAATACTATTAACACCAACACCATTACTATTGTTTACAGAGAAAACTTTAGACTCTGTATCAGAGAGACCTTTAGGGACATCAAGTACTTCGACATCGATGATAGACGAACCTCCTATCTTAGCAGTAAGGCTTCCATTATCATAAGGAGATCCTGTGTCAGGATTAACAAGAACTAGTTCTGGGGGAGAAGTAAATCCAGAACCACCAGAAGTTATTGTTATACCAGAAATGGTGTTTCTGTCTACAACTGTTACATTAGGTGAAATATAGACTTCTGGATTGAGCGTCTTATCTGCGGAAAAATCAAATCCAGCATCTTGAATGGTAACTTGATTGATTCTCCCAAGAGTTGTAGATGTTGGGATTATATCTGCGTTTATACCTGCAGTAGATGCTATGCTTACGAACTTGGGAAGTTTCTTATAACTTGAACCACCAAAAGTGATTTTCATTTCATCAATACCACCAAGAGCTCTTGGTGATGGAGTGGAATACTTAAGCACACTAGTAGATTCTTGATTATAATCAAGATCTTCTGGAACACTATTCAAAGAGACTGTAAATACAGTTTCACCAACTCCAGTAACATTATATGTTCCAGAATAAGTGCTATCAATAAAGTTAATTTCGGAATAATTTGTGACATCAGTATCAGCAGTACTAATATATCCCGCTTTATCCAGTTGATAATAAACTTTGGATGGAAGGTCTGTGCTAAAGTTAAGAGTAACTGTTGATGCAGTTGTTGTATTAGCAATACCAACAGTTCCCACACCCACTGTACTAAAGGTTGTGGAAGAACCGATAGAAATTAGTTCATTCTTGAAATCACGATCATAGTATAGTTTGAAGTTGTAACCACTTAAAGAGGAATCATTTACATTAAATACTAAATTATTATCTCTAACAACATTCAATCTTGGGTTAATCGCAGATAATTCTTGACTGGAACCACCAGTGGATCCAAAACTAACTACTGTTGGTGGATTAGAAACCGCATCAAATCTTGTATTTGTAAGATTTATAGTGTTATCATCAATTTTGTAAACAAAATAAGATCCTGTAGCAAGACCTGATATAATCAGATCAGAATCGTAAAATACCTTATCACCTGTTGTAAGACCATGCTCAGTAAGAGTTAATCTGTTTTTGGAGGTGTCTACTGCTGTAGAAGTGAATCCGATAGGATTGACAAGTAACTTATCATTTGCAGAGTTATACTTAAGATAAACCGAAACTGATGTACCAATCCCAACAGATTGCTCAGAATTTACGCTCAGATTTACGATATCTCCATTGATAAGACCATGTGCCGTAGAAACCGCAACTTTTGCTCTAATTTTTTCTACTTTGGCAGTAACTTGAGTTTTATTTGATGTTAAGGAGTATCTGTAATCTCTACTATCAGCATTAGATGTTATGTTTCTAAAGTACAAACCTTCAGTGTTTGTGGTCAGACCAACTTGAGTACAGAGACCAATAACATCATCTGTCTTTTTGACCACAAACAAGGTTTCAGTATTACCACTTTGTGGAATACTATAAGTTGCACTAGTATTTGTGTTAGAAACTGTAAATCCTTGTGATCCAGCAACTCTTTCAAATGTAACTTGCTCACCAGTTTTGAACGGATGATTGGGTAAATAAACTCCCTGGGTTGGTACTGAAATTGTATAATGTTGACCTCCAATAAAATAACTCTTAGAGGAAGATGCTCCAGTAGTAGTTCCAATACCTACAGATTGAATACTGTTAAAGAATACTTTATTGTTTACTGCAGAATCAAAATATGGAACATTCACAGGTAGAGTGAATTTACTTGGAGATACAAATACATCAGTGGTTGCTGTATGTGCGGCACCTACAATCCCTCTCAAGACTCTAACTACCTTCTTATCTGGATATGTTCCTAAAACGGATAAAGTCTCTGTACCGATGCCTAGAGTACTACCTACAGAAATAGAATTGACTACTCTATTGACAAATATATCTGTTACAAAACCAACTGTAGAGTTAGCTGCAACTTGAACAGAGAGGCGAGTTCTCTCTGATGAAACTCCAATTTTATGAGACTTTGTTAACCCAGAAATGAATGTAGATAATCCAGAAACTGCGATTTGATCATTATCAAAGTATTCATGTGATGGATCTACATTAACGGTTACTCCACCACTCCTATTCCAAACGAGAACTGCATTTTGATAACTTTGAACTGTAGTGTTTACGTCTACAATAGATTTGCCAGTAACTCTACTAACATATGCAGAAAGTCCACCACCACTAGTATCCGAATTATCAAAAGTCGCAGTTTCCAGGACTCTATAATCTGTGCCGGAATTATTAATCTTAAATCCGTCTACAGATCCTCTAGTAATAGAATCAATTATGGCACTTTGAACAAGAACTTCATTTGGTTCTGAAATAAAATCATTAGTGGCAAATTTATCACCAGCAACATAAGGGAGAGTATTTCTCCGTAAATCCGAAGAATTGAAGTCAAAGTTCTGATCAATATTTTGAGTTACTGGAACAGAAGAATAAGATCCGCCAATAAAGAATGGAAACTTACTATTTTTTCCATCGCTGGTAATTGTAGCGTGATAAGCATAAACTCCATTAGGATATTCTGGAGTTTTAGCATATCTTCCATTATGTTCATCAAGATCACCAGAATCTGTAAACTTATAATCTTCTACAAAAAATCCGGCAGCGAATCCAGAAGGTCTGTCAGAAACCTCTGCAGTTGCCAATTCATAACCACTTTCTAGAATTTTAGCGGCCGTGTTCGTATCTGAAGGATCCGTATATCCATATCCACCATATATTGGGTTACCATCATATGCCCAACCAATAATTGGAGAATGTGCCCCACCGTTATCACCAAAAGTATCAGCGCCAATAGCAGTAGAATATCCTACTAATCCATATCCAAGTTTTTCTTCAGTCTCAACTAAAATTTCATCACCAAATCTAGTGTGAGCGTTGCAAGTTAAATCTCTAACTTCAACATCAACAACACCCCCCGAACCTACAGAAGTTACATTTACCGAGGTGTTATTTTGAACATATCCTGCACCACCAACAAGAACTACTACATTAGTAATTTTTCCGCCACTAACAATTGCTCTGAGTTTTGCTCCAACACCCTCACCCTCAACTTTGAGATCTGGGGCAGATGAATATTCACTACCAGGATTAGTAATTTGTACAGAAACAACTTTTCCACCAGAGATTAGTGGTTTTAACTCTGCATTCTTACCATTTTTGATCTTGATGTCTGGTTTTTTATGGAAGTTTAAGATTTTTGAACCATAACCTGTTCCAGGCTCATATAAGTAAAGATCAACAATTTCCCCTCTTACAGATGGAGTTGCTGTGATAACTCCAGAAACACCATCAAATTCTGCATTTACTGTAATTGATACTGGAGGATATGCAAAGTTTTGAATACCAGTTCCTACACCAGTAATATTAACATGATGTCTTTTAGTATAGTCAGTTGTATTTGTACCACCAACTCCAGCATTTGCAAGTCTAAAAGAATGATCATCAATCTTTAATACTTGATACTGAACACTAGTGCTTAATCCAGTTACAGCAGTATTATCTGTTGTATAGAGAATTTTATCTCCATCAGAAAATCCATGATTTTTAAAGGTGACTGAATCGTAAACAGATGAAATATTATCAGACTTGACTTTTAACTGCCTATTTTCATATCCGCTTCCAGAATTAATAACCTTAATAGAACTAATAGTTTTCTTGCCATCAAACAATCTAAACTTATGAATGCCTTGAGAAGTGGTAGTAAATCCTACCGTGCTAATTCCACTTGAATAATTTTCTAAAGTTTCATACAACTTAATTGTCGTTGTATTAACGATTTGAGCATAATATACAGATCCACTAGCTAATGCTTTATCTTGATGAGCATTTGAACCACCAAAAGTTCCTATACCAATTGCATTATTGCCATTTCTACTGTAGATAATTGCATCACCATTTCTAAGATTGTGAGGTTTTTCAAAGGTAATAGTATCATCACTATTATCAATACCACCACCACCAGAAGTCAGACGAGCATCAAATTCAAGTTCACGATATCTTGTCTCTAATATTGGTTGCAGCACTGCACCAGATCCATTACCACCATCAATAGTGATAGAAGTAACATCAACCAAATCAAAATCTTGTGGATCAATTTTTACATCAGTTACACTTCCACGAACTACAGGTCTTACAAGGGCGGTGGTGTAAGCAGCTCCAGGAGATCCAATTTCAATAGTTGGTGGATTGATTACGTCGTAATTTTTACCACTGTTATAAAGTCTTACATTTTTGATTGGACCAAAGTAAATCTTATCATTTAACTTATAGTTTACAATCTCAGTACCATTAACCAACATTCCTGTAGATCCAGGAATGGTTGATGTTCCCTTTCCGTCTTTAATATTTCTGGCAATTGGGAATTTTTTCAACAATTGTTGAGGATAAATTGCCTCACTCTTTTGAGTGGCAAGAACAAATTTATGTGCTCCTACCCCACTAGCAGAGGTAAATTCTAAAGAAGATCCTCCTTCAATTAATGACCTTGAGGCAAAGAGTTTAATTTGATTGGATGCCGTTAGTACCTTAACAAAGTAAACGCCCTCAGGGAGTCCTACAAGAGTGTCTGAGGATGCTTTATAGACGACTTCATCACCAGTTACGAAAGGAACTGGAGTTGCAAAGGAGATTATACTATATTTCTGTGTTGATGAATTAAATCCTTGGAGAGCACTACCAGTAGCACGTCTAAGAGTTGCACTCAGAGCAGTTTCACTAATTTGATATGAAGGTAAAGAGTTTGAAGCGACATAAGCATGAGTTTCATCTGTATATACATTTTGAACATCAGTGGTGACGGTATTGTCACCATAGAAAAGTGGAGTGCCACTACTGGTAGCAGTTTCAAGTTTTCTTCTGATAGTATAAATTGTTGTAGAATTAGCAGTGAATCCTGCAATATTATCAAGGGTGATTTGTTTGTTTGATGTAGTTATTGTAGATACTACAGCGTTTGCATGAAGAACAGTTTCTGTAGATCCGTTCAAAATATCTACAGTATCTCCAACTTTAAGACTAGACTCATCAATCTCGCTCTTTAGTTGAACCGTAGATCCAGTGATACTTTCAACATCAAATCTACAACTTGTATTGTATATCCAGCTATTTGCAAATATTTGTTTATCTGTCTTATTCAGTTCAGGGTTTTTAATTTTTTCTCCAATGTTTTTAACAAATATCTTTTGCCCCTCATTAGAAAGCAAAATATCATTAGTTGCTTTGAACTTGGAGAGAACTCCACCAATACGAACTTCTACTTTCTTGGAGGTGTCACCATCCTCATAACCAATATAGACTTCATCAATTCTAAGTTCTGTTGATGGGGAGATTGCAGTCCCAATACCACTACATCCAAGAAATTGATTTACAGTTTTATCTGTATATTCAATCCTATTTCTTCCAGAAATAATCCTTCCAGACTGAGCAAATCCAACTGTAGAATCAACTGTTACTACAGAAGCACCAACATTAACAGCATTTGAAACTTTAGTGGATGGTTGAACTTTAAAAGTTCCTTCAATAAGATCTCTATCGTCAAAACCTACAAATAAACCAAGTCTGTAATATGTGCTAATTCCAGAACGTGTAAAAATTTCAACTTCAGATACAGAAGCTTTGGTGGAACTATCACTAGACTTTCTGATTGTTTGTCCAACTAATTTGTTTGGATCACCAGAAACTCTTTCAACAACAACTTCTTCCCTTCTTGTAAACTTAGCTCCCGATGGTTTTATCAGATAATCTTCTAAATCAATTATTTTTGGATCAACACCATAAAGGACTTTGAATAAAATCTTGAAAGAATCTTCTGTTCCTTTTGCCTCATATAAACTTCTTATCTCTTTTACAAAATTATTGACATCTAAATTATCTACAAAATCAACATCTTCAAGACCAGGAGCAAAAGAATACTTTAATTTTCTGTAAAATTCTTTGAGAAACAGAGCACTAAGGTTCTGTACAATAGAACCTTTATCATGAACTTGCTCAGAGGTGTCGCTGAATACTAATTCTTCTGGGTCAAGAGAGGATCTATATGAGGAAATACCACTAAAACCTCTAATACATCCCGTAAAAGAAGTTGCAGTTTTTCCAGTATATGTTATAATTTCATCACCAATCTTAAACAGACCATATTCATCAGGAAATCCTTTGGTTGTAGAAACCTCAACTCTATCGTCAGTAGAAGAAATTCCAACAGTCAAACTGGTATATCCAGTGACAACCTCTGGTGTGAGATTGTCAAATTTAAGATACTGGTCTAAGTTCTCAACAATATCAGTAGCACCGCCCTGATGTTCTTGAGAAATATAATATTGCTTCAGAAAGTCAATAGATTTTGGACTTTCGGATCTAAGAAATTCGGG